TGGAACCTGTTGTTCCCGTAGTTCCTTGTGTTCCTGTTGTACCTTGCGTACCCGTTGTTCCCTGTGAACCAGTTGTTCCAGTTGTTCCAGTGGTGCCTTGTGAACCTGTTAATCCTGTTGAGCCTGTGGTACCTTGAAGTCCATTTGTGCCTTGCGTACCAGTTGTTCCTTGGGTTCCTGTAGTTCCTTGGGAACCAGTCTGACCTGTAGTTCCCTGTGAACCTGTGTTGCCTTGCAAACCTGTGGTGCCTTGTAATCCTGTGGTGCCTTGCGAACCAGTTAAACCCTGTGTTCCCTGCAATCCACCTGACAATAAGTTTGTAGATGCACCAGACCCACCGCCTGTTATATCAAGATAATATCCACGAGCAGAACCACCTTGTTCAAAAAATCTAATTCTATTTTGAAAAAGATCAAAAGTTACACCTGTACCATCTATTGTAGAATTTGTTTGTGGTTTAGCAAGAAGAACTTCTCCGCCTTCATCTCCAACAGAATTTGTTGCTCTTAAATAAGCTCCAGAAACATCTCCATTTGTTGCAGTAATGTTTCCCGATACGGTGGCAGAACCATTTTCAACAATAAGGCCATTTTTTACCTTAAAATCTTTGTCAGTTGTACTCACCGAAGTTCCCTATCCCCTCGGATACACATTAAGCTTCAATAAGCGTCTTGTGTACCTTTACTGTAGTTCCATTTGTTGATGTTACTAGCAATCTAACATTTCCACTTAGATAGTCTGCATTAGTTGTTCCCAATTGAGCATTGCTAATTACATCTGCGTATTCTGTAATATAAACATTGTTATTTCCATCAATATTTATTAGAATTTCTAAAGTTTCTATATCGTTACCGTTTTTCATTTGAACAATATACTTTGCTGAACTATAAGTAGTTGCTGACCATGTGTCTACAACTGTTGCACTTGTTGTGCTTACGCTTGTTGTAGCAGATCCAATAAGGGCATCTGCAAGAGTTACAGAGCCAGCAGTTAGTGATCCTGCTCCTACAGACAAACCTGCAAATGTTGGGCTAGAAGTTGATGCAATGCTCTGCGGTAGAGATAGTGTTACCGAACCAGTAGATGCAGATGCTGTAATCTGATCTGTTGTCCCAGCAAGGCTTGTTACACCTACGTTTGTAATTGTTAGGATATTAGAAGTTGATGCATATGAAGCAGTAATTCCTGTGCTGCCTGTAACAGCATTACCAAAATTATCTACAGCAGTTTCAATATCTCCTGTAAATGCGACGGTACCTGTAGCATCCTTAAATGTAATTATATTATCCTGTGTAGGATCTGTAAATGTTAATGTTGTTTCATGAGCATCTGCAGTTCCTTCAATAACAATGTTGTTATCAGATAGGTATAGTCCTGATATTGTTGGACTTGTAATTGTTGGACTTGTTAGTGTCTTATTTGTAAGAGTTTGAGCGGTAGTTAGATCTACAGTAACACCAGTGTTAATGCTAAATGAGTTACCAGTTAGAGTTAATCCGTTACCCGCAACATATGATCCTGCGCCAGAGAACTGTGCAAATGCAATTTCAGTTGTTCCAATTACTACTGAGTTGTTGGTACATACATATCCAGTATCTGCGTTTACAGTTCCTTGCTCAACAAATGTAAATGCTCCTGGAAACTCTGCTGCTGCATTCATGTCTGCTGAACGAGTAGGTGCTCCAGATGCTGCAACTATGTAAATACCATTTTCTGTTGCATCTGTTTGATTCTTAATAAGAATTCTATCGCCAGTTGCTAATGTTACCCCGTCAATTACGCTTGCATCGTCAAATGCTGTAGCAAGTGCTCCGTTTGTAGTTGTAGCAGCCTTTACAGAAGCCTTGACATCAAGACCCTGTGCTACAGAGTCAACGTATGCCTTTGTTGCTGCTTCAAGGTCTGTTGTTGGTGCGGCATTAAGAGTAACTGTTCCTGGAAATGTTACTGCGCTTGGAAGTGAAAGAGTTACTGCTCCAGTTGATGCGGATGCTGTAATTTGATTTGCTGTTCCAGCAATGCTTGAAACTCCACCTGATGCATTGAAAGATAAAGATCCAGCAGAATCATCGTATGTGATTGTAATATTTGTTTGTGTTCCAGCTGCAATTGCTGCTGCAACTGCATCAACAGAAGCCTCTGTAAAATCTGTAATATTTCCAGATGTAGCTGAAATTGTATTGCTTGTAGAACTAATAGTTTTATTTGTAAGAGTTTGTGTTCCAGATGTTGTGGCTACCGTTGCATCAATTGCTATGGTTACGGCTGAAGATCCAGTGTAAGATGTTCCTGAAAGACCAGTTCCAATTGTAAGAGCATTTGGATTAACTGCTGTAATTGTCTGTGAGCCACCAAGAGCAATTGAAGTTCCATTAACAGTTAGTGAAGAATTTGTAAGTGAACCATTTCCAATATTAGAAAGTGTGTTTGTTGCTCCAGAGATTGTCTTGTTTGTAAGTGTATCTGTTGTTGCTCTAGCAACCAAAGTATCTGTAGCATTTGGTAGTGTTACTGTCACATCTGCTACTGGCTCTGGTGAAAGAAGAGTTAGCTCAAAAGCATCTGGTACCAAACCTTCAAAAATAATTCTGTCTGCAAATGTTGGAGTTGTTGATACAGCTGCGTCAATTACGCCTGTTGAGTCGTTGTATGTAAACGTGATACCGCTTTGTGCGCCATTTGTAAACATGGCTGCTGTGGTGTCTTGTAAAAATTCTGTAGATGCCTCTGTAAGTACATTAGATCCATTTACAGTAGCAGATGAGCCCTCAACTACCAGGCCATTTTTAATCCGAAAGGCTTTGTCGACTGTAGCCATTTTTTCTCCTTGAGTCAGGCCTTCAAACCAGTGCGGTAGAACCGTACGGTTATAGGGCTAAGTGTTGGTGTCACCGTCATGCTAATTATACCAGAGTTTAAACTAGCAGTTATATTGCCTACATTGTTATTAGTATTAGCAACAGAGGCAAATTCTGTAATATTTTGATTGGTACCGTCAAAAACAATGTTTATTTCAGCACTTCTATATGAAGATGATGCAGCATGGGACATTTGTACCATGTACTTTATTGTTCTCCAAGTAGAGGTTTCTATTGTGTCAAATATGGTAGCTGTCTCAATACCGTTGATTATTACGGAATTGTTTCCTTCTCCGCCAAGGGCATCTGCTCTATAAGATGTGGTATCTATAAGATCAGCGTAGTCTTGGCCGTTTGGTCTGTCACCAGTCTCAAATTTTGACTTTAATTGATTTATTGGGATAACAGCCATAATATTGATTATATCATAAAATATAGTTATTAAATCCAATAATGGCTATTCCAATTGGTGGTACATTTGTAGGACCATACCCTGGAACTGTTATATTGGTTACTCTAATTTTAAAAGGTATAGAGTAAAGTAAAGAAGAATAAAATAAGTCTTTATATTCAACAGTAGATGAGCGAGATTGGCAGTCATCTATAACCTTAGATAATCTGTTAGTATTTATAGGAATGACTGTTGAGGTAGCCATTAATCTGTAAAGTCTTCAATCATTTTTATTGTACCCTGCAAAACTGTCCAAACAATAGCGTTTCCAGAAGTAGCCATTTGGATATCAAATTTGTCGTCTGTTTCTAAAATTTCTGTTTCATCATATGCAAGAAAAACTGTAAACTCTCCTGGCCCATCATCTGGGTCCGCTTCTGGGGTTATTGATAAAACTACAGAAGATGTATTTGGTCTATAAAAATCCATAGTGATATTCCAGTCATCAATTACTAATGGATCTTTATTATCATCCTGAACATACATCTTAAATCCAGTTGTATCTCCTCTTACGATAGTCCACACAGACTGAGGTGGCTCAGAACCAATGCTTATATTTTGTTGACTTCTATAATTTGCCATTATGCTAGACCTGCTTTCATTGATCCCCATGTACCGTTGCCTTTAAATGATCCAACTAAAATTGTTCCGCTAGCATTTGATTTTGCAACAATTCCAATAACTCCAGAATTTGTTATTGTTGTAATTGGCTGAGTTGCTGTCAGCCCTCCAGTTGATCCAACATATAATCTTGCTCCTGCAGAATATGAAGATGTGTTAACTCCAGTAAATATACCAGAAATAATAACTACTCCATCTGTTGAATTACTTATTGTTGATTGTGCTAATCCAATTACAGGAAATGTTCCAAGAGTATTTGCTTGTGATTTTGTTACTTGTGGTTTTCCGCTGGTATTATTAAATCCAGAAATATAAACAGGATCACCTTTAGTAATAGATACTCCACTAACATTTGTTACCTCAATTGTAACAGCATTCAGTGTAATTGTTGGAATAATAAACTCAATTCGCTCAGCAAGTGCCTGTATATCACCCGCTACGTCTACTGGGTCTGAATTAGTTGGATAGGGTAAATCATATACCGCTGTTTCGCCTGATGCCATAGTATTTCTATTATATCATGCATAGATTTTTAGATTTGACTTTATAAATGAGATGGTGCTATAATTATACTATGCTACCGAAAGGTAGCATTTGTAGTCTAGGAGGAAAAACTTGAGAGACAACAAAATACTATCGGGGGTTCTTGTAACATTGCTTACTTTGACATTATTAAATAATGGTTTGGGTGTTGCACATGCTACAAAGAACAATTTACTAAGTAATGAGCCTAAGATTGCTTCTACCGCTGACAAGGCGGTTTTTTTGCTTTCTAAGCCTACTACTGATGTGGTGCTTGCTAAGTATGCGGACGCTACAAGTTTAACTGACAGCCAGTTGGTTGAATTACTGAAAGCCGTTGGATTTAAAGGACAAGGACTTAGGACTGCTTGGGCTGTTGCAAAAGCTGAATCTAATGGTCGCCCTTTTGCATTCAATGGCAATGTTAAGACAGGAGACTCCTCTTATGGAATCTTCCAGATTAACATGATCGGTGATTTAGGTCCAGATCGGAAAGACAAATTCAATCTTGATTTAAATGCTGAACTATTTAGCCCAGTTAAGAATGCCCAAATCGTGTTTCACATGACAAAAGGCGGTAAGGACTGGAGTTCCTGGTCATCTCATAAAAAAGGTGCTAGTAATAAATGGCTAAATAGATTTCCTGAATAATATTAGGAAATAAAGATACCCCCATTGGAGTAAAATCCTTTGGGGGTATTTTATATTAATCTTTTTTGATGATTTGTATATTTGCTTCCATCTGAATGTGTTCCATTAAAATATCTTCTTCCAGACTGATGTGTTTTGTCTTTGTCTGTTGTGTTTCTTTCCAAGCTTAACATGTTAGATTCTTCTATTTCATTTTCATGAATATTTAATGGAAAAATATCTTGAATAAGACTAAGGCTAAAATTTTCTACAAAATTTCTTGGTATTGGTAGAAATGCTCCAAGAGGATCTCCTTTGCGAACACTGATTTTTAAGTTTGGCACTGTAACTTTAAGATTAAAAGTAAAATCTCTCCTAATGTTATCTGTCTCAATAACTCCAGTCATGGATACACATCCTGGAATAAACATATTCGGTGGCTGAATAGTCATTAGATTAATTCCTGGAGAAGTCTTTAATGCAAATCTATTTTGAATGGTTACAATTCCACTTCCAAAACCAGTTTGAATAATTTGTTTATTGCTATTGCTATTATCAATAAATGATATATTTGGATTATTTTCAGTACCGTCCCAAATTATATCAAAATCTATTAATGATTTAATTATAAATCCATGTTGATTTCCAATTACTAATGGCAAACAATAATAAAAATGTGAATTAAACCAATCTCTTTTTGTATTTCCCTTTAATGGCTCAATAATTTCTTTATAAAATCCATCATTTTCTGTTACATGTGGAACAACAACAATTGTGTTTTTTGGAACTTCATATGATGGATCATTTAGATACGGGCCAGACATAAGACTTACCTTTCTCATATGTCCAAAAAGATGCAATTGTGTATCTTATTCCAGATTCAATTTTAGTAACACCGTGAAGATGCTCTGGATCTCCTGGGTGCATAGCTAATGTTCCTTGTTTTGGAACAATCTCAAAATCAAAATTTGGATAAAATGTGTGTCCTCCAGAATAGTTATTGTTTAGGTATAGAACAGTTCCAAACATTCTGTGATCAAAACCAACGATATCTGTATTGCTCATATCATCTGCATGTGGGTGCTGCTCCATTCCTGGAAACCATCTAACAACTTGTAAGGTGTCTGGATAAACATCTTTATCAAGATTATATTGTTTTTTAATTTCTTGACTACAACGAACATTTGCATCAAGCATTATTGATGCAGCTTTTTCATTATAGTTTATCATTTTATAATAATTAATTATTCTGTTATCCCAGAAAGCATTACCACCGCTTTCCCAAAGATTTGACTCTATAGAAACATTAATTAAGTATTCACACTCTTCTTTTGACAAAAAGTTTTCTATGGTCTTTGCATTATTCATCTCTACCCCTGTCCATTAGTTCTTTTCTCCACTGTCGCCAACCTTCATATAATTCTCCTAGGTTATGTCCAACGTGCTGATAAAATTCTTCTACACTTCTTTCATAAAAAATATCACCATCTTGTATATCTTTACCTACTAGTATATTAATAATTCTGTCTGTTGTATAGTCTCTTCTAGGAAAATATTGTTCTGGAAAATCTTCGTGTAATCTTGGTCTTCTTATTCTGTCTGAATATAAATGATAAACTGGTATGTTTATTGGTACATATACGTTCCATCCTGCAGTAAATGTCCTGAATCCATTTAAGACTTCTTCTCCCCAAAATAAAACCCATTCTGGTTGTGGCACAGATTTAAAATATTCTGTTGGAGCAAAAATAAAATGCCCAGTCATATACCAATCACGAGCATACTCTTTTCCTGGTATAGGATCTAGAATTACTCCTCTTGGAGATAAATCATATGAGTGCAGTAAGTTTTGTTTTGTAGTATCAGTATGCATTTCAAAAGATACTGGATACGGTTGTTCTTTTTTTTCTTCAGTTCCATCTTCAAGAATATCAAAAACAGGCAATGCTCCACTTAATATTGGTTTTGAATATTCTATGGATTCTATTAATTTAATTAATCTTGTATCCCATCCTTGATCAAATCTAGAATGTGAGTCTATTTGAAGTACATAACTGTATGTTTCGTCAAGCCATTTTAAACAACGATTTCTACATGCTGTAACGCTAAACATTGTGCCTGCACACTCAATGTCATACTGAACTTTTCCGTCATAGGTTCTTTCTAGTTTTGATGATTCAAGTTCATTTTCTAATGCATGAATAAAACATCCAACCATTATGTTTTCTGGATAATCTGCTTCACAAAACAATGAGTCAATAGTGCTTTGAAGATACGGATCTCTATAAGAGGCTAGAGATACATATATTTTTGCCATTTTTACCACTTTCCTATTGGACATGCTGCTGCCTCTAATTTAGTTTTTGCTATCATAAAGCATCCACATTTTTTACATGTTGTTGTTGCTTTAATTAATTCTGGACATGATTTACATATTTCTAATCTGTTTTCTGCTACAGAAGCATCTTCTAAATATTTGCTATGATCAAGCAAGTGCCAAGGTTTTGTTTCTCCTTGAGCCTTTTTCCACTCTTCCCACTTTGACATTTATACCCCTGTTTTTACTATATACTAATAATGTTTTCGCCGTCCCAGATATCGCCAATTTTGGCAGTTTGGTTTTCTGGAACTTTAATTATGCTTATTTCACTGTCGCCAGCAAATATTGCATCCATTTGTTGAGCAACAATATTTGATTTACTTGTAAGAGATCCATAAATAATTATATTGTTACATAAATACCCATATACGCTTATTAAGTCCCAATCTATAGTTTCTGGAATTGTAGATGATGATCCTACACTGAAAGATTCTCCATCCCATACTGCTCCAGGAGTTGCTGACCATTTGTAAGGAGTTAGGATCATTCCAGTAATTGGAAGACCACTATCTACTGCAGCCTCTAATCTTGCTTGTTTTTCTGGATTACTTGGATATGCTGCAAAGCCATATATGTCCCAAGTGTTTTGGCTATTTTTTACTACGCAAGCGTACATTGTGCTCCTTTTATATTTACAATTGTATCAGATAGTGCTAACTTATTTTTTAAATTGGACACAAGCCAGTACATGGATTTCCATCATTTTCTCCAGCACAGCCAATTCCACATGTGTTAGGTGGAGGAGGAGTCGTTGGAGGAGGAGTCGTTGGAGGAGGAGTCGTTGGAGGAGGGGTCGTTGGAGGAGGAGTCGTTGGAGGAGGAGTCGTTGGAGGAGGAGGTGGAGGAGGAGGTGGAGGAGGGATTGAGCCATAAATTGGCATAATAATGCCAGTCATGGTTAGGTTAGTCCATTTCCGCTAGCTATCCATTCAGTGCTATTTATTTTAAGTAATGTACACATACCGTTAGATGCAAGGACTCTACTTCCTGTAGATGTAGAGTTTGCAAGTCTCAAGGTGTCTGTAGTAATTGCAATTGTTGTTGAAACTCCAGATCCATTAACAAGTACAATTGATGTACCGATTGGAAATGCAACTGTTCCGTTTGCTGGAATAGTCTGTGTTGTGCCTGATGATGTTACATAAATATGTTTACCAGCATCTGCTGCTGCAAAAGATCTACTAATTGCTGTAGATGTTTGGGGCATTCCCATATATCCTGCGCCAGTAGTAGCTGTGGATGTAGTTCCATCTGCAGGGAATAACGCAGATTTAATGCTAGAAGATCCAATTGTAATACCAGTAACATTAGATGTAAATATAGAGGCAGCAGAAGCATTTGTAGATGTAATTGCAGGAGTTGCACCATTAATTGCTAATGTAGCACCTGTAAATATTGCTGTAGTTGCCTGAAATGCTGCAGTTGATGTTAGTGTTCCAGTTACTGTTGTATTTCCAGTTAGTCCAATTGTTGCATTAGTATGACCAATTGAAATTGGTGTTACACCTGTTCCTACCGTCGCAATGTTCATTTGACCAGTAGTTAATCCAGCACCTATTGATATATTTCCAGTTGTAGTGTTAGGATAAAGAGACGGGTTAATTCCAGTTGCTGCAGATGCTGATATGGAATCAATTATTGGGGTGGTTAAAGTTTTGCTTGTTAATGTAACAGAGTTGGTCAAAGTTACCGATGGTACTTGCCACTCTAGTCCACTTGTGGTTGCACTATTTACAGTTAAAACCATTCCATCAGAGCCACCAACTGATAATTGAACTGGTGTTGATGATGCGGAAGCCGATATAAGACCTCCCTTTGCAGTAAGTATTGATGGAGAAATTCCACCAGTGCCAAGAGCAGTTATTGCTGCTTGCATATCGTAAATAGTTTTTGCAATAGAAGGTGTTACAAGAGATCCTGAGCTTGTATTAGCAGGATTATAACTATATGATCCATAATGATAGGCACGTAACGCTGCCTGAATATCTGCAGAATCTTCATATCCTGGTATTGCCGTTGGTACTAAAGCACCAATTGATTCCGTTGCCATTAAATCACCTCACTAAAATTATACCATGTTATGATACTGCACCTGCTTCAATTATTGTTATATTAAAGTGAATAGTAACTGATTCATCCAGTGCACCCCATGATCCTGTAGCATACTCAACTGCATCAAAATTAATAACTAAGTTATCTCCTGCGCCAACCAATGGAGGTATCTGCATGGCTGATGCAACTGGGTTTGTATGTGCAATTGTATACTGAACACTAAAATTTTCTGCTGTAAGAGATGTTCCACTTACAGTTACAATATCTGCAACTGGAATAATAACTTGTGCTTCTCCAGAAGTGAATGTTACATCTGCATTTTCTGAATAAACTGAAGGATATATATTTAAAACTTCAACCCAAGTATCTCCACCTGGTTCTGATCTATATTGATATAAATATCCTAATTCTCCACCAGGAGATGTATTAATATAAAGATCATTAAGGTTTGGGGTTTGTCCAATATCAACAGAGTTTGGATTTCCTACCCCAACAAAAAACTGACTTCCACGAATTCCTTCTGGTCCAATATCAACAAGTACTTCAACCACTTCTGGTGGTCCAAGAACTGTTACATCATCATTTGTAAAAACTACTGTAGTCATTTTTATGAACCAGTAATATCATCTGTAACTGATATTGTTCCTGTTAGAAGTGTATATATCTGCACACCATTTGTAATTTGAACATCATAAACAAAACTTCCTGCTGCAAGATCTCTTCCGCTTGCTGGCAAAATAGTACATGTAACAATATCTGTAGTTGCATTGACAACTGCTGTCATTGGATATTTAGTTCCAGCAGAACCTCTTTCTGTTGCAACCACAAATGCAGCGGTATATCCAGTCAAATCAAATGCAGATCCATCTGTAGAATTTTTAGGACGAACAACAAATTGATTTGTGTCTCCACGATAGTAACTAAAATTATATGTACCTGGAAATGCCATTTTATCCCTTTACCTTAAATATTTTATTGTTGACTTTAACAATAGGTGGAAAGTTATTTCTTTTGTCGTTAATTTTAATAACGGGCGGTA